AACAGCGCGGGTGAATTGCGGATGCTGTATTGGAGCGGGAAAATCACGTCTGCGACATGGACGCTTTGTGATGCTGTCGGAACTATTCCCACGGTCGTTCCGCTGAACCCTGAGCAGATTACCGGCGGTTATCCTCACGCGGGGCATTTGGACAGTCCCTTCAGCCCGACAAAAGACCTGAACTTCGGAATGCCTTTTTACGTCAACCTACCCAAGGGTGTACAGTATCCGAACAATAACCTGTTCAATCGGAATTGGCGCAAGTACATCGCGGAAATCACAGACCGAAACAGCCGAATCGTGGAGGCTATGGTGTACGTTAATCCGGCAGACTGGCAGCGGTGGTCTTTCCGTGACCTGTTCTTTTTCGATGGCCAATATTTCCGGCTGAACAAAGTTTCAGATTACCCTATCGGAACGGCGGAACTTACCCGCTGCGAGTTCCTGAAAATCAAACAAGGCGCAGCATTCGTCGGAACCACTGGCAAGGTAGGGGGCGGCTATGACCAAGTAGATGACAATAACGACCGGTTCCCGGATTTCCGCAATGGGGTTGATATTCCCCTTAAGCGGTTCGGATGGAATTCAGAGGCCACCGGCACAGGGTTGCGGCCTTCGTTAAAAGATTGGATTGTGACGGTGAACGGCCTGACGCAATCGGACATCGGTGTTCCTTCCACAGGTGATAACTTCCGCGTGGCCGTACAATGGGACGGCGCGGATTGGAATTTAAATCTCATTCAAGAACCATAATGGCAAAAAAGATAGTACAGCCGGTTGAGGTGCAAGCCTCTGTTAAGGGCGATGAATCGGTAAAGAGTTTCCGCGCTCAGTTGCGAGAGGCACAGCAGGAAGCGTTAAGACTGGCAGAGGCATTCGGGGAGACCGATGCGCGGACGCTTGCAGCAGCGGGCAAGGTAGCGCAGTTGCGTGACCGGATGGATGACCTCAATGCGACGATTGCGGGTCTGCATCCTGACAGGTTTGAGCGGATTGCATCCATCACCGGGACATTGGCCAACGGCTTTGCAGCGGCTCAGGGCGCAGCGGCATTGTTGGGCGGCGAATCTGAAGAACTTCAAAAACAAATGGTTCGCGTGCAGGCGGTAATGGCGCTTAGTCAGGGGATTGCTGGGATGAAGGACATGGGCAAGCAGGTTGCGGGCCTTGCAGCGGACGCGAAAAAGATGCTTATTCCTGCCTTTACTTCCGTGGCAGGAGCGGCGCGGGCAGTTGGCGCGGCCTTGGGCATTGGGTTGATTATCGGAGCCATCACGGTCTTAATCGGACTGGTTCAAAAACTTGACCTCTCTCTGGATGGGGTGAGCAAGACCGATAAGAAGCTGTTGGCATCGCAGCAAGACAGGCTCAAGGCATCGCAAGACCAGGTGGATGCCCTGGATGCGTCCGATAACATCTTGAAGGCACAGGGCAAATCAGAAAAGGAAATCCTGCAAATGAAGATTGCCGCGCTGAAGGTGGTAATTGACAATCAGAAAGCTGTCATCGAAACCAGCAAGGCACAGGCCACAGCTCAGATTGCGGCGGCACAGCGAAACAAAGATATACTTGTAGGCATACTGAACTTCATTAACGCGCCTATGCGCGGCATCCTGTCTATGGTGGACATGGTGGCTGAGAAATTAGGTTATGAAACCGGGCTGCTATCAAAATTCGATGAAGTGCTTGAGGGCCTGGCAAGTATGGCCTTTGACCCGGCGGAGACCAAGAAACAGGCGGATGCTGATTTAAAGGAAATGCAGGACGGATTGCTGGCAATGCAGAATACGCTGGCCGGTCATCAGTTGGCGGTCAAGGCGATTGATGCGAATGCGGCCAAGGAAGCCAAGGCGGCACGGGATCAGGCGGCGGCGGAACAGGCGGCAAAGGATGCAGAGGCGGCGAAGCTGAGGCAGGATGCGCTGAATGAGCAAAACAAGGAACGGCTTGAAGCACTAAAGGCACAGGCCAAAGAGGAAGAGCGAATCCGGAAAGAAAAGGAAGAGGCAGAGGCCGCGCATCAGGCGTATATCACGAAACTGCAATCAGACGCTGATGCGTATCGCGCTAAGGTGCAATTTGACAGGCTACAACGCGATTTAGATGGCGTGAAGAGGCTTGAGGAAATGAAGGCAGAAGCGGTTATGGCTGGTATTGACTTCATCAACGCGATAACCACCAATGCCAATGCACAGAGCGAAGAAGAGCGCAAGCGTGAATTCAAACGCAGGCAGGCTTTCGACTTGGCCAATACGGCCCTAAGTACATATTTTGCGGCGCAGAAGGCATACGAATCGCAGTTCCTGCCAATCGCAGATGCATCTAGCCCAATCCGCGCAACGATAGCGGCAGCGATGGCGATTGCTTCAGGCTTGGGCCGCATGGCGGCAATATCTAAACAGCGATATCAGCCGGGAGCAGGATTACAGCAACCCGGCGGCGGCGGTGGGGGCGGTGGAATTCAAAGGCCATCCCTTCCGGCGTCATCCACCCTCGGCGGCGGTTCGCAGATGGCCGGGCAATGGAATAACAAAATCTATGTAACCGAAGGCGATATAACCGCTACACAGCGCAGGGTGAATATGCTCCGGGGGGCAAGCGTGATATGAACGGCAAGCTCACAGACCTTCAGCGGCAATACCTAAACAGGTTAGGGCGCGGGCAGGTAGAACAGCCGACACTATCCGGTGACCTGCTGTCCGACCTGGTTCACGGATGGACTGAGTACACCACCGAGCGGCTGAAACAAAGCCTGCTCAAATCTAAGTTGCCCGGAAACCCTACCTCAGGCCGGGCAAGCATGAGCCTGTTCCAATCTCTCGACGCAGCTGGGACTCGTAAGATGGGCAACGAGGTGCGCGGCGCAATTAATGCGAATGACTACTACGAATGGGTAGACGGCGGGCGAAAGCGTACGAAGAAAAAAGGCGACGGTGCCTTAAAATTAGCCCTGGAAGATTGGATTGCAACCAGAGGCATTAAGCCTAAAGACCCTGAGAATTACAAGGGCATGACAACAACAGAGGTGACAAGCTCACTTGCTCAGGCCATTGCCCGTAAGATTCACAGCAAAGGATTTGATGGTAACAAGTTTTTCAGCAAGGTCATAAACCAGCAGACCTTCGACGAATTCAGCGAATATCTCGGACAGGCGATGGGGCAGCAGATTGCGACCTCGTTCCAGATCCTCAGCCAAAATAAGGACAAATAGCCCTTAGGTACATTATAGATAATGGACAATGTCTATTATCTTGAAATCGAAGACGGAGACGGCCTGACACAGGTCAGCCTCGTTCAGTCACCCGCGATTGAGGAAGACTTTCACTTTTTCAGCGCGGAGCAATTCGTTGAGCCGACAGCGGGAGAGACTGAGCAAGAATTTATTAGCCGGTGCATTCCGGTGCTGATTGGCGAAGGCAAAGAGCAGGAGCAGGCAGCGGCCATCTGTTACAGTTATTGGGAAGACAAGGAAAAGCTGTCTTCTTTTTCGGACTATCCACAAGCAGCCAGGGAGAATGCAGAACGCGGCATCCGCCTTAACGAGGCGATCAACAACCGCTGTGCAACACAGGTCGGCAAGGTACGGGCGCAGCAGATTGCATCCGGCGAAGCCCTGAGCGAGGAAACCGTAAAGCGGACTTATTCGTATCTGAGCCGGGCGAAAGAATACTACAACCCGGATGACGATGAAGCCTGTGGCACGATCTCGTACCTGTTGTGGGGCGGAGAAGAAATGCTAAGGTGGGCTGAATCCACGCTGAACCAAATCGAGAAAGACCGCATGGCCTTTTCCATCGAATCCGAGGAACGGCGATTGATTACCGGGCCTGCAATGATCGCGGAAAAACCCATTATGCGCCGGTCTGAATCCGGTGAGACCTACTACGTCAAGTTTTCAAAGGAGACCATCCGCAAGGCCGTCAAGCTATGGGCACTCCAAAACAAATACAACGCCGTCAATGCTGAACACGCAAACCCGGTGGGCGGTGTCTACCTGATGGAGTCATGGGTGACTGATGAAAGCCGGGGCATCGCAGCCCCGAAGGCATGGGCGGACGCAGCCGATGGTAGTTGGTTTTTGACTTACTACGTGGAGAATGACCAAGTGTGGCAGGATGTGAAAGACGGCAAGTTCCGGGGCTTTTCCATTGAGGGGTATTTTACGGACAAGCCGGCACAGGCCGAAGAAGAAACCATGTCGGCTATTGCGGCCATCCTCGCAAAGTGCGACAATTTAAAATTGGAAACATTATCAGAAATGAGCGCAATCAATAAACTGAACGAAATCAAGAAGCTGCTGGGCTTTTCCGTAGAGGAAGAAGCACCGGCGGTGAAGTTCGCAGAATCCACGCTGGTGGATGGCACGGTTATCCGCTTTCCGGGCGATGAAATCGCAATGCTCGGTGTAGGCTCGGTATTGGAAGTACAGACTCCCGAAGGTGACTTCGTACCTGCTCCGGACGGCACACACGAAACTGCTGAGGGCTACTTGGTGACCACCGAAGGCGGCATCGTGACTGAAATCGTGGAGAAAGCACAGGAAGAAGCACCCGCTGAAGAAATGGAAGTTGACCAATTCGCCGCGATCCGCGAAGAGTATTCTGCCAAGTTCGCTGAACAGCAGGACGCTATTGCAAAGCTGACAGCCGCCATCGAGCGACTGACCAGCGCACAGGCCAAGACCGTGGAAGTGATTGAGCAATTCAGCGCAATCCCTGCTGCTGAACCTGTGAAGAAAGTAAATGGACTCCGTGGCGAAGCTGCACGCCGCGATGAGCAATTGGAAAAGTTCGCAGCCGCAATTCGCAACATCAAAAACGCAAAATAAAACATGGCATTCGTAGTTACAGACCTCGACAATTACGGGAAAGAAGACCGCCTTCCGCTCCTGTACAAAGCCCTCTTCGGCTCTCCCACCGCAAGTATGCTGCAAGGCGCGGGACAGGTTATCCCCGGCATCAAAACCTCGGATAATCTCAACATCCTCGACAGCACCATCTTCTTCCAGGCTAACGGCTGTGAACCAACCACAAGCGGAAGCACCACATTCAGCAAGCGCACCTTGACCGTAGGTGACATTCAGGTTTATGAGACCCTCTGCCCGAAGGCTCTGAAGGTTAAGTGGATGCAAACTCAGATGGCTGCTGGTTCACGCGGTGACAATGAACTTCCGTTTGCTGAGCAAATCGGAAACGAGAAGATTCAAAAAATCGCCAACGAACTTGAAACCGACATCTGGCAGGGTACTATCGCCAACAATCAGTTTGACGGCTTTAACACCATCTTGACCGCTCTCGGATTCGGCGGCGCAGGCGATCCTATTCAGGGCAACCCGACCACCGGCGGCGGATGGACACAGCTCACCAGCTTGACTACTTCCAACATCGATGACGCGGTTCTGAAGATGGTGAATCAGGCACAGGCCAGCACCGATGGTAAGGCCATCCTTTCCCGCGAAGATCGCTTCTTCGCAATGGGTGTTGACACGTTCCTGTTGTACAAGCAGCACCTGATTGCAGCCAACAACTATCACTACAACCCTGAGACCGGCGAACAGTTCATGTGCATCGAGCCTATCACAGGCACAAAGGTGTACGGTCTGCCCGGCCTGAATGGCACGGATAAGATTCACTTCAGCTATTGGGCTAACTACTACATCGGTACTGACCTGGTGGGCGAAGAAGAGCAGTTTGAATTCATCAATGACCCGGTGAAGAAAAACGTGATTTTCAACGCTGAGTTCAAGTACGGTGTTCAGGTTGCTTTCCCAAATCAAATCGTGTATTTCAGCCTCTAATCGAGAGGTAAACATTTAACCGAAGGGGCGGGTACGATTGCCCGCCCTTTTTTTTAACCCTACAAAAAAGACATGAGTTGCATTCTAACCACCGGATTTTCCCATGACTGCAAGGACGCAGTCGGGGGCGTTGACAAAATATGGCTCGTAGAATACGAGGCCGTATCTTCCTATACTTCAGCGAGCGGCGAAATAACCGCGCTGACTCTCAACGGCGGCAAGGCGTTTTTCAAGTACGAATTGCCCAAGGACACCGCAAGTTTCACCAACACCATCACCCCAAGCGTGGAGAATGGCACGGTGTTTAATTCTACTGAGCTGAACATCAAGCTTCGCAAGCTGTCTACTGCCAAGCGCAACGAAGTAAAGCTGCTTTCCGTTGCCCGCCTTGTTGCCATCGTGAAGACGAATGAAAATCAATACTGGGCGATGGGATTGCAACGTGGTATGGATATGACTGCGGGAAGCTCAATGACCGGTGTTGCCTTGGGTGACATGACCGGCTTTGACCTGACGTTTACGCACGCGGAAAAAGAACAGCCGCAGATTGTTCAAAGTGCCGTGCTAACTTCGCTTTCTATAAGCTAAATTCGCATCGGTGTTTGTCATTTGGTGCAGAAGCCGTCCTTAGGGGCGGCTTTTTGCTTTATAGATACTCCGCGACACATTGCGCCCTGAATTCCCGGATAACCCTGCTCACCTCATTCTTGCTTATTTTGGTGAACCGGTGGATTTTCCGTCCGCTCATGCCTGACAGGTACAATTCGCACAACTTCCTTTCGTACCAAGATTGCCGGGCCTGCACTCTCTGAATGGCCTGCAATCGCTGCTCCGTGTCTTCTTCGAACCATTCGCGCAATTCGATGTCCTGTTCTTCATCTTCGTATTCGCCCAATGCCTCTCCCCCCTGGTTGATGCGACCGATGCGACCGCCTGAGCCGGATAAATTCCGTGCGCAGCGGATGTAGAAGAATTCAAAGTAACCGGCGGCCAATGCCTTTTCCGCTTTCGCATTAAGGTCGGTGGCAAGGAGCAAAAACAACTCCTGTTGCAAGTCCTGCCAATGGGGTGAGAACTTCTTGCAAACCTGCTCCGGCCATTGCTCTGATGCGAGGATTTCCGTGCAGGTCATGTCAACAAAAATAAGCCTTTCTTATTGACGCGTGAGCAATGGAGAGCAAGGGCAAGCGCATTCACGCAGTCATCGTGCAGACCTTCCGGGGCGTTGTAACTTACACCCGTCCGGCGGTGTGTCCATTCAAAGTTCATCAGTTCGTCTACGATAGGCCCATCCGGAAACACAACCTCACGGCCATGAATCGCCGCTGCGAGGTCTTCCATGATTTGTTGTTTGGAAATTGCCGTATACTTAAAGCCCTGAATGCGCGGGCAGACCCTTTGCAGGTCTTCCACTATCGGATCGCCTACGCCGGTGCTGTCAATCACAGCTGGAGTCTTTCCGACCGTCCGCTGCACGCTATCTCTCGTTGCCTTCCAGTCCAACCTGAACCGCTCAAAGAGGCAGACCTTTTTATCTTTGTTCAGGCCGACAATGACCGTCCAGTCCCGGCTTTTCGCAAGGTCAATACCGAACCATTCCACCGGGCCATCC